CGACGCTCTTCCGATCTGATGCTCCTCACACTCAGAGCACTTTTATTCGGCATACGGGAAGGAGAGTACTTCTGATGGATATCGCAGCATTGAATGAGAGGGTGATGATACAGGTAAATGCTGTCGTCACTGATAAGTACGGGAACCACAAGAACATCTGGGAGGATTATTTTTTCTGTTATGCCACGATCAGCGGAGAGAACGGAAAAGAGCAAGCGGCTGTGGGAAAAACCGTAGAGGCGACAGATATGAACGTCACAGTCAGGTACTGCACTGAGACTTCTGCAGTCAGATCTACTACGCACCGGATTCTTTTCCGTGATGAGATTTACGACATCCTTGCAGTGGATCATTTAAATTTTAAGCGGCACGGGATCAAGTTCCGCTGCCGGAAAGTGAGACGATGATATGGGAAAGACAGTATCGATTGATGCCCTCGCGGATGCAGTCATGGAGGAGCTTACGGAGTACAAAAAACTCGCTGAGGAGACCATGAAAAAGGCCGTCACAAAGGCTGGACAGACTGTTCGGAAGGAGATCCAAGCCGGTGCTCCGGAGCGAAGCGGGAAATACGCGAAGAGCTGGAGGACAAAAAAGACCAGGGAGTCCTCAAGGGTACTGGAGGTCACGGTCTATTCGCCTTCCCGCTATATGCTCGCCCATCTTCTGGAACATGGCCACGCCAAGAGGAACGGCGGCCGAACCAGGGCATTCCCGCATATTGCACCGGCGGAAGAGATCGGAGAGAAGCAGCTGGAGGCAGATATCATAAGGGGGCTTTCAAATGGATGAACTACTCGCCATTATGAGGGAGATTGACATTCCTTCTGCCTACGATCATTTCGCGGAAGGGGAAGCTGTCGATCCTCCCTTCATTACCTACCTGTTGCCGGGAAGCGATAATTTCTCGGCGGATGGGAAGGTCTACTACAAGATCAACGATGTACATATCGAGCTCTATACCGACGCCAAGGACCCGGAGGTGGAGAGCCGTGTCGAAGCCGTGCTGGATGAGCACGGTATTTTTTATGACAAGACAGAGGTGTGGATTGACACCGAGAAGCTGTATGAGGTCCTGTATTCATTTCAAATGGAGGGTTAAGACATGGGAAACAAAGTCAAATATAACCTGAAGAACGTGCATGTCGCCAAGCTCACTGAGACGGAAGTGGAAGGCGTGCGTTCTTACAACTACGCGACTCCCAGGGCAATCCCCGGTGCGGTAAGCCTCTCGCTGGATGCGGAAGGCGAATCCACCCCGTTCTATGCTGACGGCATCGTGTATTTCCGCTCTGTGACCAACAACGGCTATTCCGGTGACCTGGAGATGGCGCTGATCCCTGATTGGTTCAGGACGGAGATCCTGCAGGAGGTGCTGGACAAAAAAGGCGTACTGGTAGAGAAGATTACTACCAAGGAGAGCGTGAAGTTTGCGCTGCTCTTTGAGTTTGATGGCGATGTGAACTGCATCCGTCACGTGATGTACAACTGCACTTCTTCTCGTCCGTCTATCGAGTCGGAAACGAAGGAAGACACCATCGAGCCTGGCACGGAGAAGCTGACGATCGCAGCGGATCCCAGGGCAGACGGACTGGTTAAGTCCAAGACCGGCGAGTCTACGGATGCAACGACATACGCGAACTGGTACAAATCTGTCTATGTACCGACGATCGAAGAAGAAACCGTAAGCGGCGGAGGTGAAGGATGATAGAGCGCACGATCAATATTTCCGGCAAGGATGTAGTGTTCCGGTCTTCGGCGACAGTGCCGAGGCTTTACCGGGCAAAGTTCAAGAGGGACATTTTCAAGGATCTCTCGAAGCTGGAGAAGTCCTACAGCAAGAGAAAGAAAGGTGAAGAGGAGCTGCAGATCGATGACCTTGAGATTTTTGAGAACGTTGCTTATATAATGGCATATCATGCAGATCCCTCCATCCCGAAAACCATCGATGAGTGGCTGGACCAATTCGAAATGTTTTCTATCTACCAGGTGCTTCCACAGATATTGGAACTCTGGGGCGACAACCTGATGACGGATGTGCAGGCAAAAAAAGGACTGGCAGAAGTGAGCGGGAAATGACCACGCCGCTGTTCCTTCTGCGATGCTGTGAGGTCGGGATCTCCATCAGGGATCTCGACCTTGTTACTATTGGGCTCGTGCTCGATATCTGGACGGAGAAGTCCAATGACGGCGTGAAATACAGAAGACTTGCTGATCAGGCTGATTTCGATAAGTTTTGATTTAGTATGCTGGTTAGATGCATTCCATAGATTTATTTGTTAAAATGATTATCACAAATCATGACCTATGGAGGGACAAGACTTGAAGCGAATAGTTTGTGAAATGTGTGGAAGTAACAAGCTGATAAAAAGAGGCGGCATATTTGAATGTCAATATTGCGGATGCCAGTATACATTGGAAGAAGCTAGAAAACTGTTGGTTGAAGGTACGGTAAAAGTTGACGAGTCTGACAAGGTTGCCAACTGGATGAAAATGGCAGATTCAGCATTTAATAACAGTAGCTGGAGCGAAGCATACGGCTACTATTGTAAAGTGCTTGAAGTATACCCTGATGAATGGAGATCGATATATAGAAAAGCGCTTTCTTTAGGCTGGCAGTCTTCAGTTGGAAATATACATATCAATGAAACGCTTGGAGGTGTTACTGACGCATATAGAATACTAGTGGACTCAGACAACACGGATCAGTTTAAGGCTTTGGGAATAGTTTCAATGGAACTAGAAATGTTGACTTGGGTCGGTGCGGTTCAAACTGCAAGTGTTAAACACGCTAAGCAGTTTACAGATCGACTTGTACAAGCATGTGACGAGTATTATCAAAGATCTGCATTAATGGCTTCAGTAATCGATTATTGTATAAAAATGTTTGACAAATACGCTGTAATAAATATTGAAGAAATCAATTTGGCTAATAACGTATTTGATAAAATAATAAGTAATGCTACTTCGATCGAGACTGCTCTAAGTGAAGAATTTCGAGTTTATCTTGGCAAAAAGTATAGTAGTTTTTGGCAAGCAAGTATTGACGAGTATAAAACTATCACACCTCCTGAATATGCAAATAAAGCATGTTCTGAATTGGAAATAGCTACCAAGAGATTAAAGAGACAATATGATATTTGGAAGCATGAACGAGTGGAAGCGAAAAGAACAAGGGAAATATACAAGTATTGGGAAAAGAACCCAGAAATGAAAGAAGTATATGATACTCTGGAGGCACAAAGCAGAATACTTGGTGAACAGATTAACGAAAATGAGATAAAGATAGGCATCCAAAAGGACGAACTAGAAAGAATTAAACAAAAAATATCGGATTCAGTAGAAACAATAGCAATAAACAATAATCGAATAGAAAGATTACTGAAGCGATGGATTGGAAAGCAACAAGCTATCGAAGAAGCGAAAATATTAGAAAAGGAGAAGAAAGAACTTGAAGAATCATTAGTAAAGCTAAATGATAAGAGAGAAGAAATTGAGGAAATCGTTTCAACTAGCGAAACGAAACTCATAACGGATAAAAAAAGCTTAGAGGCAATCAAGGATAAGATTAATGAAATAATGTCTATAGCATTATCAAATTAGATTTAGCAGATATAGGATAGGCTATATTGGACTCAACAGATTTGTCCTTGAAGCATAGAAGGATAAAGATGTATGGCATATTATCCAAAGCCGAAGTTAGTTCTCATCTAGACTATCTCATAAAAAGAAGCAAGAATAATCCTTCTCTTCGTAATGCAGTAAGCAAATGGCAAGATGATAGAGAATACGTCAACGGTATCGTGTGACGTCTCTGGATACGGGAAAACTCATTTCTAAGAAAATAACGCATTCAAATTATCATTATAACTAACGAAAAGAGATAGCAAACAGCATTTTTCTTTTGCCCGGATTTTTCCGGGCTTTTTTATTGCCCGAAAGGAGGTGACGAGATATGGCAAATAGAATCAAGGGAATCACCGTCGAGATCGGCGGTGATACAACAGGTCTTGATAAAGCCCTGAAAGGCGTTAACTCTACGATCAAGAAAACACAATCCTCCCTGAAGGATGTGAACAAACTCCTGAAACTCGATCCCGCCAATACTAACATCGTCGCCCAGAAACAGAGGCTTCTAAAAGATGCGGTCAATGCCACCAAGGAAAAGCTGGAGGCGCTCAAGACTGCTCAGGAGCAGGCAAGGAAGCAGCTGGAAAACGGTACTCTCGGACAGGACAAATACGATGCTCTACAGAGGGAGATCATCGAGACGGAGGAAGAGCTACGGCGCCTGCAACAGGAAGCTGAAACGACAAGCACTGTTCTTCTTGGAATCGATGAGGCAGGGAAAAAGTTCGAGAAGGTTGGCGATACGATTGCCAGTGCCGGACGAGCCGTGATGCCTGTCTCCGGGGCCGTGGCAGGGCTCGGCGCCGTCGCTGTAAAGACCTCGGCGGATTTCGATTCTGCCATGAGCCAGGTAGCAGCTGTATCCGGAGCGACTGGAGAGGACTTCGACGCTCTTCGGGAGAAAGCCCGTGAGATGGGCGCCAAGACAAAGTTCTCCGCATCGGAAGCTGCCGAAGCCATGAACTACATGGCCATGGCCGGCTGGAAGACAGAGGACATGCTGTCTGGTATCGAGGGAATCATGAACCTGGCCGCGGCTTCCGGAGAGGACCTGGCAACAACATCAGATATCGTGACGGACGCCCTGACCGCTTTTGGACTAACAGCCGGTGATAGCGGTCACTTTGCGGATCTGCTTGCAGCGGCTTCCTCCAACGCAAATACGAATGTCTCTATGATGGGTGAGACCTTCAAGTATTGCGCGCCGATCGCGGGAGCACTTGGCTATACGGCAGAGGACACGGCGGAGATGATTGGCCTTATGGCCAACGCAGGTATCAAGTCCTCCCAGGCTGGTACTTCCCTGCGTACCATCATGACAAAGCTGCAGGGAGACCTGGGACTGTACGGTGAAGCGCTTGGCGATGTGACGATCCTGACAACAAACGCGGATGGATCCATGAGGGAGTTCTCCGATATCATCGCAGACTGCAGGGATGCGTTTTCAAAGATGTCGGAGTCTGAGAAAGCCGCTTCGGCGGAAACTCTGGTCGGCAAGAACGCCATGTCCGGATTCCTAGCACTCATGAACGCGGCGCCGGGAGATATTGAGAAGCTGGAAAGCGCCATCTCCACCTGTTCCGACGAAGTTGACGATTACAGCGGAGCCGCGGAGAAGATGGCAGCGGTCATGCAGGACAACCTGAATGGTCAGGTCACCATCCTGAAGTCCCAGCTGGAGGAACTGGCGATCTCATTTGGTGACGCTCTGATGCCGGCAATCCGGAAGATCGTCACGGCGATACAGGGATTTATCGACAAGCTGAATGGTATGAGCGAGGGACAGAGAAACGCCATCCTCCGGATCGGTCTCCTCGTAGCAGCCCTCGGGCCATTTCTTGTGATACTGGGGACCTGTATCTCCAAGGTCGGCGTTGCCATGCAGGGCTTTGTAAAGCTGGCCGGAGTCTTTGGAAAACTCAAAGTAGCTGTGGGAAATGCCCACGGAATACTTGGAAAGATTGGAGCAGCACTTGGCGGGATCTCAGCGCCGGTGCTTGCCGTCGTAGCAGTGATCGCAGTTCTTGTGGCTGCGTTTCTTCATTTATGGAGAACAAATGAGGGCTTTCGAGATGCCATCATCGGAACCTGGAATAAGATCCATTCCACAGTATCCACATTTGTTGCGGGGATAAAGCAGAGACTTGCGGACATGGGCTTTAGCTTTTCCGCTGTGGCTGCCGGGATCCGGGTCGTATGGGAAGGCCTATGCCAGATCCTTGGGCCTGTCTTTATCGGCGCTTTTAATGCGATTGCCGCAAACCTTGAGATGATCCTTGGCGTGATCACCGGGATCCTTGATGTGTTCAGCGGCCTTTTTACAGGAAACTGGGAGCTGGTATGGCAGGGAGTAGATGAGATCTTTTCTGCGATCTGGAACGGAATAATGGGAACGTTTACCAACACCACAGGTACGATGAAGAACGTTCTGAATGTATTCCTTTCCTTCTTTGGGACCAATATCACGAATGTCCTGAATGCTGTAAAAGCTGTTGTTGTAACGGTATTGTCTTTTATCCGGAACTTCTTCTCCAATGCATGGAGCGGCATCCGGAGCGTTACTTCTTCTGCCTGGAGCTCGATCAGAAATGCCATCGTGCGGCCGATCGAGGGCGCCAGGGACGCGGTAAGAAATGCGATCAATAAGATTAAAGGGTTCATGGATTTCGAGTGGAGCCTGCCGCATCTTAAGCTCCCTCATATCAGTGTCTCCGGATCCTCCAATCCGCTGGACTGGCTTAAGGGCGGCGTTCCACATTTTAGCGTGGACTGGTACAAGACAGGCGGCATTTTCAATTCGCCCTCCATCATCGGCGTAGGCGAGGCTGGATCGGAAGCAGTCCTTCCGCTGGATGCTTTCTACTCTTACATGGATAGGGCAGTGAACAGGATCATCGCCGCTTCCGGAGGTGGAGAGAACGCGGCGGTCATCTATGAGGCGGTCAAAGCCGGCATGCAGGATGCTGATATAGGCATCAGCCTGAACGGACGGGAGTTCGGCAGGACGCTCAGAGGAATGGGGGTGAGCCTTGCATGATCCTTAAATACATAAGTTCAAGGGGAAGGGAATTCTCCTTTATGAGTGATGGACTCAAGGTGAAGGAATCAAACTTCCATTCCTCGGGATGGAAAGCAGAAGGGCGGGATCTGGAGTTTGGGCTCAAGGTCAGCCGTTTCAAAAGAGAAGCCCTCACTTATCAGGCACAGCTCGTACTCATGGGCACTCAGGAAGAGAACTTCGCGCTCCTGGATGAATTTCATGATGCCCGCGTATTCGATATCAGAAATAGAAGACCAGGGAAGATCTATTGGAATTCCTACTGCGCGTCATGCTTCATCACTTCGGTCGACCCGCAGGCGGATGAACGTAGGCAGAAGGTCAATATTGAGGTCTTCTGTCCATAT